CGACATGATTCACATTCGCAAGAGCCAAACAGCCGATACCAGAACGTGCGATTTCGCCAAGGTGACGAAGGAGCAGCTTTACAACAGCAGTGTGCAACATCGCGGCGACGTGATTCAAGGGTTGGAGTTTTTCAAGGGGCTACTCGACAGAGCCGCCAATATGCACGACGCCGACAAGCTGGACGACATCGACGGGTTTCACCGTGATTTTCTGACCGGCTTCAAGCAGACGGGATGGTGGGACAATCACCGCAAGATCATGCGCCACCATCTTCTGCAAGAGGACGGGATACCGGCAGACGTGAACCTGATCGACGTGCTGGACATGATCGTGGATTGCGTCATGGCTGGCATGGGACGGGCCGGGAGCGTGTACCCGCTGAACATTTCGCCGGCAGTGTTGATGCTGGCATTCCAGAACACAACGGAGTTGCTGAAAAGCCAAGTGGTTGTTGAAGGCTTCGAGCAGGAGGAGCGCGGCCTTTAAATGGCCACGGGCGAACGCTTAGCTAACGGGCTTGCGGCCAGAGGAGTAGAAACGGATGGAAAAGCAGAATGACCAAAAAGAGCAGAGCGAGGCGAGCGCGACTTGCGGCAGCAAGTCCGCCGTTGAGCGTTTGGTTAGCCCTCAAATCGAATATAGGTCAAAAACCATGGACAGGTTGGGGAGATGCCACTTTTTTCTTAACTGGTCAGATGGAGAGCGGAACCGTAGCCAGGCTTTTTTCGCAGACCCCAACCAATATGGGCATAAAAGGCCCGAAGAATAGAGGACAAAAATGGCTTACGACAAAATAGAAAACCCCTTTGAAAATCCACAATATTACAAGGAACGCGCTCGGCTTGCGATAGATCATGCGCCACCGATCTACCCATGCAAGCGTTGCGGACACCCTGTTGTCACTGGTTTTTGCTGCCGCACATGCGGAGACGATGATCCACAGGGCTAACAAAAAGTTCGCTGGCCGCAGGTCCAGCGCAGCGGGAGTTAAAATTTGGTATCAAAGGGCTTGACGGGGAAACAGATTTAGTAGACAATGCTCTCATCATTAATTTTTGTCACTAAGGCCCGGCATGAAAATGCTCGGGCCTTTTTTAGTCGACCGCCTCCCCTCCCCCTGTGTGGTTTCCCCGCTTGCCGGGGTGGCGGTCCCTCCTCCTGTCGGCAAGCGGGGTTTTTTTATTTCTTCAGCGATATCCCCTTCCTGGATTTTCGCTTTGCCCCGCTCTGGTGGGAGAGTATGGCGTTGATGGTGGCCCGGAGGCTGCGCAGATCGGCAACATCCAGGGCTTTGACGGCGGCTTTTAGGTCGGTGAGGGTCATTGGTCACTCACTACAATCGCAGTTGCAATCAGTTTCGCAATAATCATCGCGTTCATGTGCAGCGATAAAAGCTTTTTTGGACCGGCCGTTAAGCCTACCGATAAACAGATAAGCGCCATGATCAATGTTGTATTCGTAAACGCTGCCGTACTGGTCAAAACGATAATTGTGTTTTTTCATGATTTCCTCCTTGCCCCTACAAGGCCGGGGCTTGGCTCTGGGTTGGTTCAAACTTTGTAAAGGATGGCCCGGATTTGAGCCGGGGTTATCGGGAATCGGTTCCCGTTGTTGTCAGCCTCGTAGCCGTTTCCGCTTGTGTAAATTTTCACGGTGTCCCCTTTGGATGCGAGCTTTTTGCCCTGGTTGTAAATGTCGGTGCCTAAGGTCCCCTGGATGATTGCTTTCATGTCTATATCCTCTTTAGTTGGCTTGGCAGTCACCGTAGCAGTAAGTTCCGCAACGGGGGCAAACGCGATTTTTGTTGGTGGTCCGGCGAAATTTGGTAGGTGCTGCGCGGCGTGTGGTTTCTCGGTTTTTTTCGTCGCGTGCGGCGTGCTCTATTGCCAATTCGGCTTGGATCTCAGCAAAAGATTTCATGATTTCCTCCTGTGGTTGGTTTGTCCCTCTGTGTGATTAAACTATAGACTGCTAGCAGAGCAGTGTCAACAACAATATCAACATTTTTATAAAAAAAGTGAAAATAAATCCGAGGCCGCGATGCTCCCCTGCAAATGCGATCAACCACCATACATGGCTAGATGCTGCTGGCAGTGCATGGAGCGCCGCAGATGCCCCACGGTATGCCCTGGGGATCGGGAGCCGTGTATAAAGATGCAACGGAGATTGAGAGATAACAAACTAAAGGGAGATTGCTCTAGTAGCAATTTGTAGCGATGGCAGGTAAAGGGTCAAAACCAGGGGAAAGACGCGGGGGGAGGAGTAAGGGGACCCCGAACAAGGTAACAAGGGAGCTCAAGGATATGATTCTGAGCGCTCTCGATAAGAGCGGCGGCGAAAAGTATCTTGTTAAACAGGCGGAAGAGAACCCTGTCGCATTTATGACACTACTCGGCAAAGTGTTGCCGAAAGATATCACTGTGGCGGGTGACGAGGGCAAACCCATATATCATGCAGTGAGGCGAGTTATTGTCCGGCCATCTGGAAATCCCGACAGCTGAGGTTTATGCACCGCTGTTATCCCCAGCGCGGTACAAGGGTGCATACGGTGGCCGGGGGTCCGGGAAATCTCATTTTTTTGCGGAAAATTTGTGTGATTTGGGTCTCAGTTGGCCAGGTGACGCGGGGGAAGGGCTGCGGGTTATCTGTGGTCGGGAAGTGCAAAAATCGCTGCAACACTCGGCAAAACCGCTGATTGAGAAAAAGTTACAAGCGCTTGGGCTCGGAGAACAACAAGGATTCAAGGTCTACAAGGACGTGATTAAAACCCCCAAAGACGGGGTAATTGTTTTCCAGGGGCTCCAGGATCACACAACCGAGTCCGTCAAATCCTTTGAGGGGTTCCACATTTTTTGGGGAGAGGAATCACAGAGTCTCAGCAAGCGGTCGGTTAACCTGGTCCGGCCGACAATCCGCTGGGAAAACAAAACAAACGGAATGGCGTCGGAGCTGTGGTTTAGTTGGAATCCCACCAGGAAACACGACGCAGTGGATATCCTGCTGCGTGGGGGTTTATTACCAACCGGCGCGATAGTTGTAAAAGCGAATTGGAGAGATAACCCATGGTTCCCGGCGGTGCTTGAGCAGGAGAGACTGGACGATCTCAACAACAGACCGGAGATATATGATCACGTCTGGGAGGGTGGTTACGTCACCGCCCAAGACGGGGCGTATTTTGCAAAGCAACTTGCGATAGCGCGGCAGGAAAATCGTATAGGCAAAGTCCCTAGGGACCCGCTGATGGCAACCTACGCATTTTTTGATATTGGGGGGACGGGAGCCAAGGCGGACGCCTGTGCAATATGGATTATCCAGATCGTCGGCAAAGAGATCCGGGTCATAGACTACTACGAAGCGGTTGGGCAGGAACTTTCTGATCACGTTGCATGGTTGCGGGCCGGGGGGTACGAAAAGGCAAATGTTTATCTACCCCATGATGGTGTCAAAAAGGACAGCGTTTACCGCGTCAGCTACGAATCGGAGCTCAGGAAAGCCGGTTTCCATGTCGAGGTCGTGCCAAATGCAGGCACAGGGGCGGCTATGCAGCGGGTGGAGGCGATAAGGCGGGTATTCCCGAACGTCTGGATTGACGAAAAGAATTGTTCCGCAGGGCTCGATGCTCTGGGTTGGTATCACGAAAAGAAAGACGAAACACGGGATGTCGGCCTTGGCCCAGAACACGACTGGTCAAGTCACGGTTCTGATTCTTTCGGACTGATGGCTCTGGTCTACGAAAAGTTGGGTAAGGCCAGGAGGAAAACCGGGAAGCCGCAGACTTCGGGTAGCTGGATGAGCATGTAACGATGCACACGATATGGTACGCGATGCCAAAATATCCAGGGATGATGGTATAAAATGGCGAAAAAAAAGCATGATGAGATAATCCAGCTCGCCCTCGAACGGTTTGGTGAATCTATGACCGCCGAGGATGCCAACCGGGAATCATCGCTGTCGGATATCCGGTTTGAAAACGGCGAGCAGTGGGACTCGCAGAGTCTGAAGGAGCGGGAGGGCAGGCCCTGCCTCGTCATTAACAAAACCGCTGGGGTGGTCAAGCAGATAATCGGGGATGCTAGGCAAAACCGGCCGCGTATCAAAGTTCGCCCTGTTGACGATCATTCCGACCCAAAAACTGCCGAGTTGCTGACCGGGCTGATCCGCAACATCGAAAATGTCAGCGATGCTGAAGCGGCTTATGACAACGGATTCGAGTCCGCAGTACGCGGTGGTTATGGCTACTGGCGGGTGTTAACCGACTATGCCGACGACCTGACGTTTGAGCAGGACATTATGATCCGGCGCATCGTCAACCCGCATGCGGTGTATTTTGACCAAGCGGCTGTCGAGACCGACTATTCGGATGCTCGTTACGCATTTATTTGCGAGACCATGACGCGGGAGGAGTTCGAAAACACCTACCCAAACGCCGAGCCGAACGATTTGGATACCGGCACAGGAGAGGCGTCGCAGGGATGGTTTTCGCCCGACTCGGTGCGGGTTGCGGAATATTGGTGGCGCGAACCGGCAACGAAGGAAATTTACGAACTCATCGACGGGCGAGTAATTGAGGTTAAAAAGCCCAAGAGTTTTGACATGGACGACGGTATGGGGCAAACGGTTCAGTTTGTCACCGGCGAGGGGATCGAAAACCCGCTTCCGTACCGCCGGTCCCGCAAAGTCAAATGCCATCGCGTCAAATGGGCAAAAATAACCGCGTCTCAAGTGCTGGAAGGTCCGCAGGAATGGGCCGGGAAATACATCCCGATTGTCCCTTGTCTGGGGGAAGAAATCTGGATTGAAGGCGAAAGGATACTGCGCTCTGCCATCCGGTTTAGTAAAGATCCCCAAAAGCTCTACAACTGGGCGCGGTCAACGGCAGCGGAAACTATCGCCCTGGCTCCTAAACAGCCGTGGATTATTTCGGAAGAACAGGTTGAAGGGCACGAGTCACAATGGCAGGAGGCTCATCGCAAGCCGCAAAGCTATCTGCTGTACAACAACATCCCAGGGCAGACCCCGCCGCAGCGGTTGACCGGTAGTATTGGAGATTCCGGGGCGCTGCAAGAAGCCATGCAGGCCGCAGACGACATCAAGGCGACCACCGGTCTGTTTGATGCCTCTCTCGGGGCACAAGGTAACGAGACAAGCGGCAAGGCCATCATTGCCCGGCAGCGCGAAAGCGACACGGCGACATTTGTTTTCACTGATAATCAAACCCGCGCACTCAAATACACCGGGAAAATTTTAGTTGATCTGATACCCAAAATTTACGATACCGAACGGGTTGTCCGCCTGCTCAACGAGGATGGTTCCGAGGGTTGGGACAAAATAAATGTTACCGATCCGGTGACTGGTGAATCGGTGGCGAATGATTTGTCCGTTGGCCGCTATGATGTTGTGGTTGACGCCGGGCCGGGGTACATGACCAAGCGGTTAGAGTCCGCCGATGGTCTGGTGCAAATCCTGTCGGCTGCGCCGAATCTGGCCCCGCTGATCGTCCCGCGCATTGCTAAAAACCTGGACTGGCCGGAATCTGACGAGCTGGCCGAAGAGATCCGCGCCATGAACCAGCCGCAGCAACAAGGGCCGGACCCTAAAGAACAGATGGATATGGCAAAAGGGCAAGTGGAGATCGAGGGCAAACAACTCGACAACCAGAAAAAGCAAATGGAAATGATGCAGTCGGGCATGGGAGTTGAGGAACTGGCTCAGAGGATCGGCCAAATTGAACAAATTCTTACGCGCATGATGGGAGGTGCATAGATGAGTGGAGCATACGGCAACGAAAACCTGGCGTTTGTCGGCGGGGGGCAGTATCTGACCGTTGACGGAACCTCAGACACAATCACAATCCCGTCAGGTGTTGAGGCCCTGGATTTTTACTCGGACACAGATTGCTGGGTGTTCATCGGCGAACCGGGAGCAACACCGACCGCCGCCGCTCCTGGCGCGGAAAAAACGGGAATCACCGGGTTTTTTCTGCCTGCCTTTTTGGAAAAATCCGGTATCCCCATCCCGAGAGGGACAGACCAAAACCGGCCGAAAATCGCGGCCATCCAAGATACTGCGAGCGGAACACTGCATGTGACGTATCGCAGGCTCACTTAACACTGCTGACGCAGGCAAGAAGGAGACAAAATGGAAGAGATCGAGGGTGTAGAACCCGCAGAAGAGGGAGCCGAACTCGCGGACGATCCCGCCGCACAGCCCGAAGAACCCGGGAACGGGGCACCAACTCCCGAAGAGGAGGCGGAACGAGATCAGCAGGAAGAAGAGGCAACCCGGCAAAAGCCCTGGTATCGCAAACGGTTTGACGACCTGACCCGGCAGCGAGAAGACGAACGGCGACGAGCGGACCGGCTGGAAGAGGCCCTGCGCAAGGTGGTGGAACAGCGCCCCCCTGAAAAAGTGGAGCCCGTGGAAGTGCCAGCAACCCGCCAAAAGCCGACACGGGAACAGTTCGATTTTGACGACGATGCGTATATCGAGGCGGTGGCGGATTGGAAACTGGAGCAGGCCGAGGCGAAACGCAGCGCTCAAGAGCAAAAGCGCCAAGCCGAATATCGGCAGCAGCAGGCGCAACAAACCTTCGAGGAGCGCCGGGCTTCCACGGTTGACAAGGGCCGGGGGAAACACGCAGATTTCGAGGAGGTGGTGTTCTCGCTTCCCGGCGATGTCTTGGACATGGAGATGGCTGCGGCGATTTTTGAGGCCGACGCACCCGAAGACGTGGCCTACTACCTGGGCAAAAACCCCAAGGAGGCTGCGCGGATTTCTGCATTGCCGCCTTTCAAGAAAGCGATTGCTCTCGGGAAACTGGAAGCGAAATTGACAAACCCGGAACGCAAACAAACAACAGCCCCTCCCCCACCGAATCCGATTGGCGGCAGAGAGCCGGCCCGGCACGACCCGGACAAGCTGCTCAAGGAAAACCCCGCAGAATGGATCCGGCTGCGGAACGAGGGCAAAATTTAAAGGAGTAATAAGACATGGCTAACGCGTACTTGAAGCCCGACGCCATCACGGCCGAGGCGCTGCGAATCCTGCACAACAACCTGCCGTTTGTCAAAAACATTGACAAGCAGCACGATAAAGAAACCACGTTCGGCGGCCAGAAGCGCGGGGCATCGATCCGCATCCGCAAGCCCAACCAGTACACCGTCCGCACCGGCTGGACCATCGACGCCCAGGACCAGAACGAGCAAAGCGATACCCTGACTATCGGGACCGTGCGCGGGGTGGACATGAACTTCACCGAAGCGGACCTCGCCCTGGAAATCAACGAGTTTTCCAAGCGGTTCATCCAACCGGCGATCACCCGGCTTGCTTCCGAGGTCGATCTGATCACCTTTCAGAACATGTACCGCAGCGTGTACAACCTGGTCGGCACCGCCGGGACGACCCCCGCAAGTGCTCTGGTCTATCTCCAGGCCAACCAGAAAATGAACGACTTCGCGACGCCGGAAGATCCGCGCTGCATGGTTATCAACCCCGCAGCTCAAGCGTCCACCGTGGACGGGCTTAAGGGCCTGTTCAATCCGGGGTCAGCCGTTTCCAAGCAATACACCAAGGGGCGCATGGGCGGCGAGGCGCTGGGTTTCACGGACTGGTACATGAGCCAGAACGTGCCGGTGCATACCTGCGGCTCACGGTCTGGAACCATCCTGGTTGACGGTGCCCCGGACGAAGGGAGTTCGACCCTGCACGTCGATGGACTCGGCGGCGCAACCCAGACCTTCAAGGCCGGGGATGTGTTCACCGTCGCCGGTGTCTACTCCGTCAACCCCGACACCAAGCAAAGCACCGGCAGCCTGCAACAGTTCGTTGTTACCGCCGACGCGACCGCAGGTTCCAGCGAGGTTGATCTGACCGTGTCTCCGGCGCTCATCTCTGACGGGGCCTATCAGACCATCTCGGCGCTTCCCGCCAACGACGCAGCTGTTACCGTTGTCGGCACCGCATCGACGGCCTACCCGCAAAACATGGGTTTCCACAAGGAGGCGTTCACCTTTGCTTCCGCAAACCTGGAAATGCCCTCGGACGTGTCGTTCAAGTCGCAGATGGCGGTTGACGGGGTCAACATGCGCATCCTGCGCCAGTATGACATCAACAACTCCAATCACCCCTGCCGGATCGATATTTTCTTCGGCAGCCTCGCACAGCGGCCCAGCATGGCATGTCGGGTTATCGGCTAAAAACACGGGGGGCTTCGGCCCCCCTTTCTTTTGGAGGCAAAAATGGCAGTAGAAATTGTTGGCACCGGGCAACCGGACGGCACCTCTCTCGGCCGGGCAACGACTGAAAAGGTCGGGCTCTATGGCGAGGCCGTTGTACAACCCACCATGTCCGTCGCGGTCGGAACCGACCTGGCAACCGTTATTCTCGAACTGGCGGAAATCCGCGCCGCCCTCGTTGGTGTCGGTATCATCGACGCGTGAGAGTTTATCTAGGCATACCGATGTACGGGGGGGCTGATGCACAGTTTATCAGCTCCCTCGTTAAATCCCGCGTTGTGCTGGATCGTGTCGGCTATGAGGTGGAGACGGACATCCATAACGGGTGCTCCGTCCTCCCCCGCGCCCGCAACGAGATCGTACAACGGTTTCTCTCCAGCGGTTTTGATGTGCTGGTGTTTATCGATGCGGACTTAGCCTGGAATCCGGTTGATCTGGTGCGGTTGATTCGTTCTCCGCATTTGTTCACGGCCGGGGTGTACCGGCAGAAAAAACAGGAACTGGTCTTCAACTGGAACCCGGCAGGGGAAGGGAAAGCCGAAGCGGTTGGTGCGGGGTTTGTTGCCCTGAAACGGGAAGCCCTGGAAAAGATGGTAGCCGCCTACCCGCAGACACACTATGAGCATGACGGTAAGGAATATCATGCCCTTTTCGATTTTGATCTGCATAACGGCCAGTATTGGGGCGAGGATTACACCTTTTGTCGCAGATGGCGGGAACTCGGCGGGGAAATCGATATTTTGCCGGACGTGACAATCAAACACATCGGAACCTACGCATACACGGGGACATTATGAAAGCGACGGAACGCTGCTGGCGATATCATCCGAACCATGAGGCGCGAATTTTCGATGAGGGGCAGGAGATCCCCGCCGGGTGGGTTGACACCCCTGACAAATTCGGGCAAGAGGCAAAAAGCATCAACGAAATGAGCAAAGAGGAACTGGAAATACACGCCAGAACCTTCGGGGTTGAACTCGACCGGCGCAAAAGCAAACTGAACATGCTCAAAGACTTCGAGGATGCCATCGATGACCGTGGCTGAGATGGTTAAGGTCGCGTTCCGGCTGGTCACTGGTGATTCCAACCCGGACGCGTCCGAGCAGAACGACATTATGGAAGCCCTGAACCTCATGCTTCAGGAGTGGGCAACCAGCCCTGCCGGTTTGTACCAGGTGACGAGAGAAAGTTTCAGCATCTCGGCCGGAGTTGGATCTTACACCATCGGCAGCAACCAGACGTTCGATACGGCATTGCCGCAACGGATTGTGCGGGCCTTCGTGCGGGATTCGTCAACCGACTACCCGGTGCGGATTATCGCGGCGGAGGATTATGCAAGGTTGGCGCTGAAGAGCACCGAATCCCGCCCCTACGATCTGTATTTCGAGCGCGGGGGGTCTTCTGGGACCGTTCTCTTATACCCGGTGCCGGACCAATCCTATACCCTTCATTTGTATTCGCACAAGCCGTTGGGGTCTTATACCTCGCTTTCCGAAAGTCTCGGGCTGCCGCCCGAATACGAACCCGCAATCAAGTACAACCTGGCTATGGAAATCGCCCCGGAATTCGGAGCAAGTCTGTCGCAGATTATAGCTGTTCGTGCCGGGCAAACCCTCAAGTCCCTGAAGCGTCTCCATGCGCAACCGGTTCCAAGGGCCAACACCGCCATATTCGGGCAACAGGGGCGGGATTATGACATCGACGGTGACACTTACTACAGGAGTTGATTGTGCCCACACGCGCCCATCAAATAGAGTTATTGTCGGCAGGCGTCATTTACGATGGCGCACAGATTACGACCCCCTATGCCAAATTTCTTGTTGCCGGAACCTCTACCGCGAAAAATGCCTATGACGACTCCGGTAAGGCTGTGGCGATTACGAAAAAGGCCCTTGATTCGCAGGGGCGCGCATCGGTCTACGGGGACGGCATCTACAAGATTGAGATTTACAGCGGAGATCCCGACGCAGGGGGAACCAAGCTGTTCGAGGTTGACAATTACAAAGTCACAGCGGTTGCCGGGGATACCAGAACGGTCACGTCTGCGACAGTGGCGGGGAGTGTCGATGATGCGCTGGTGGTCGGGGATACGACCTCGAACAGCATCACCTATACCCTCCCCGACGCGGCTTTGATGGCCGGTAAGATCATCCAGATTGCCAAATCCGTTGCAGCCAATACGCTGACCGTGGCCGCAGCATCGGGACAGCTGGTCAACGGGGCGGCTTCGGTGGCCTATACGGCGATCAACTCCACCGGAGTTTTTCAGTCGGATGGCAGTAACTGGTATGTGTTCCAAACGGTGGGGGATGCCGATACCTTGGGGGGGGTTGCGGCAGACACCGGGACCACGGCGGATACAATACCGGTGAGGGATTCGGATGGATTTATCCCAGGGTCAATGGTGTTTAGAGGGGCGTTGGTACATCTTGCGGGGAGTCAAACTATACCGGACTCAACTTTGACCGCGATTAATTTCGACACAGAAGAATACGATACTTCAGCATTCCATGACTTGGCAACAAATACTAGCCGGTTCACCATCCCCGCAGAAGTGTCAAGGGTAAGACTCACCGGGAAAATAAATTTTTTCGGGGATGCAACAGGTGGGAGGGTTATCAGTATTACAAAAAATGGATCCCAGGGTTATGTTGGTGGGTCTAAGCAGTTTTTAAATAACAATGGGACAGATACATGGCAAGCTATTACTGCCAGCCCGGTTATATCTGTGTCGGAAGGTGATTATTTTGAACTTGAGGCTCAACAGTATTCGGGTGGGAACCTTGATGTGAGTGGCGGTGGAACTGGTTCAAACACATGGTTTGCGATTGAAGTTGTTGAATAACCGAGCTACACCAAACAAAGGGTTTTAACCATGGCGCTGCTCTCAATATCTGGACGCAAATAAATGCCGACACAGCCGATCCCCTTCACAAGCCTGAACAAATCCGTCGACAAGTCCCTGCCGGGGTTTAGCCAGAATCAGATAGACGGATATTGGGATATGTACGAAGGACCGGACGGGCCTAAATTCGTCTGGCACAAGCGGCCCGGACTGACGCTGTTCTCCGACCTGTCCGAAGCCGGGCCTGTAGACGGTGGGTATTACTGGACCAGACAACAGAAGCTGGTGACGGCGTGTAACGGCAAGGTGTTCAGAATCGACTCCGCCGGGGCGGAAACGGACGTCACCGGCACGGCATCCATGGTGTCAAGGGTACGGCCCTCTTTCGCGGACGTGGCCGGGACAAACCTGTACATTGCTTCCGGGGGAAAGATAGGGCAATACCCCGCCGCGTCAACGGGCGCTTATCTGACAGACGGGGACGCCCCAACGGCGGTGAAACACATTGGCACCATCAATCAGATTCTAGTCGGCCTTCAGTCCGATTCGGAGCGGTTTGACTGGGCAGATTCCGGCGATCCTACAGCGTGGAGTTCTTCGTTTGCCAATAACGAAACCTTGCCGGACCTGACAAACAGTTTCCAGGTGGCAAACGCCTACCTGTATTTCTGGGGGCAAAACAGCCTTGAGGTGTGGCGGGATGACGGCGCGACTTTCGTAAAAGAGTTGCAAGGGGCCATTCAAAGGGGCTGCATCGCACCCTACAGCGTGACCAACATCAACGGCACATTTTACTGGCTTGATGATAACCGGGAGGTTGTGCGGCTCAACGGCCTGACCCCTGAGATCGTTTCCGCCCCTGCCCTGTCGCGTTATTTGCGGACGTTTTCGACGTTTTCCGATGCGCGGGGCGATTATCTCAAGATGCGCGGCAAGCACTTTTACGTGCTGACCTTCCCGGTCGAAGGGAAGACCCTCGTTTTCGACATCGGGCTGAACCAGTGGTACGAATGGAGTTATTACAACTCCGCCCTTGCCCAGCATGAAGCATATCTAGGCAACTGGGTTGCCGAGGTCCCGGACTGGAACAAGACCCTGGTTGGCGACCGTAGGACGGGCAAGATTTGGGATGTTGAGGGCACGACCGATGACGGGGCGGACATCCGCACGGTGTTGCGAACCGACATTATCGACCGGGGGGCTCCCGACCGGTGGAAAACCCACTCTTCCTTGACTCTGATTTTCAAGAGAGCCGACACCGCAACGACGCCCAAGAAAATGATGGTTCGCTGGCGTGACGAAGGTTCGACCGACTGGCATCCATACCGGGAAGCGGAAATTGAAGCGCAGAGCCAAACCGAGCTACGGGTGAACATCCGCAGATGCGGCAGATACAAGCGCAGGCAGTGGGAATTTGTCATGTCCGATGCAACGCAGGCGGCGCTTTTGAGCGCAACGGAGAGTTTCGAATATGGCCGCTAAGGAAATACTTAGACCGCCAGACCCCCGAAATTTTCCCGGAGTTACCTTCCCTGGATTTCGCTTTTTATTGGAAGTTGCGCGGGAAATCAACAACGCCATGGCACAACGGGACACGGTGGCATATGGTGCGGAAGTTACGATAAATCTGTCTACGGTTACCGGGGATCTGGTGGATATCGGGCCGCTGACCGGGAATATCACAGTCAATTTTGCCGGTGGGGATGACGGGCAAAAAATCACGCTGCGCCTCACTCAGGATGGAACCGGCGGCCGAGTAGTAACATGGGGGGGCATGGTTCGGTTCAGCACTGACTTGCCGGGTGCGGTCCTTTCCACGGGGGCATCCAAGACCGATTACATAGGATTCCGTTATTCTGCTACCGCAGATAAATACGACTGTGTTGCAACCAACAAAGGGTTTTAACCATGGCGCTACTCTGGGCAGACGGATTTGACGGTATTGGTGATTGGTCTGGAGAGACATGCCACTGGGATTACTGGGATGGTGGTGTGGACATATCGTCTGCATGGGGCAGGCGTGCCGGGTCGAACGGTATTGGTGATACCTATCTGTATGGCAATGCGGGAATACGCAAGGATTTTTCAGCAGTGGCTGTAGCGATTGCAGGCAGTGCAGTACGCCGTACGACTAGTGGCAATAATTCGAGTCTATCATCAAGGCGTTTTCTCTGGCTGGACCCCGTATTTATTCGGTTCGCTGATGGGTCATATACCCTGGAAGTTTTGCATGGTGGCGAAGGGGGGACCCTGCTTGGCGCCACGTCATTACCGCTACAACTTAATGTATGGACCTTTGTGGAGGTTAAGGTCGTTGTAAGTGATACGGTTGGGTCGGTGGAAGTCCGTTTTGACGGTGTCGTAGTTCTTAATCTGACCAGCCTTAATCTTGGAACGACTGGGATATCGGCTTGTAATGTTTATCCCACCACTACGGGAACCAATAATGGTCGTGGTTTGAATTGGGACGATTTCTATCTCTGCGACGATACCGGAACAACCAACAACGACTTCCTTGGCGACGTGCGAGTAGACGCATACCTACCGACCAGCGACGGAATCTATCAAGATTTCGATCTATCGACTGGCACAGACGCATATGCCCTGCTCGACGAAAACCCGCCGACCGTAGCTGATTATGTATCATCGGCCACGGTCGGGCACAAGGTATCCACGAAAATCACTGCCGTTGAAAAGACCGATGCGCTGGGCAATGTGCTGCCAATCCTTGGCGTCGTGGCGTCCAATATCTGCAACAACCCAGAAGGCGGCGGTATCCGCAAAGTCAAGCCAATTGCCAAATCCGGGTCAACGGAAGTGCAAGGCAGCGAAGTCACCCTGTCCAACCTTTACAATCGCACGCCGCAGATTTTGGAGACGGACCCGGACACCGGTGTGGCTTGGGATGTAACCAGCATTAACGCTGCTGAGTTTGGCATCGAAGTAACGGCATAAGACATGCCCGAAACCGTCAAACTCATACAGCAGCATGTGCAGACGGTACAGCCGTACGCTACTCCGGTAGCGCGGCTGGTGCAGCAGCATGTGCAGACGGTACAGCCGTACGCTACTCCGGTAGCGCGGCTGGTGCAGCAGCATGTCCAAGTAGTGAGATCCACAACCGGCACCCCATCAAACTATCGAATGTTTTTGGTGATGTAATCCCGCATAAAAGGACAGATTGATGAGTGATAAACCCGCAGAAATGGGCCTAATGGAGAGCGCCTGAGGAAGGGTCCGACACATTATTGCATAAGGAGGTGGCGTGATTTGGTTAGCCCAAAAAAAAGATTTGGAACAGATCGATGTGCTGTGCCGTCAATTTTCTGAGGCATCCCATTTTGTTAAGTACAAACCGGATGTTTTCCGCAGGACGTGGGAAAGTCTGATCGATTCCGGATTTGGCGTTTTGCTGGTGCAGGATGATTTTCACGGAATGCTCGGGGCCATGGCCTACCCCGACCCGAACAGTGGTGAAACAATCGCTACGGAAATGTTTTGGTGGGTAGATCCTCAACACCGGGGGAAGGGGCAAGAGCTTCTGTCCGCCTATGAACAGTGGGCGAGCGCAGTTGGAGCCACCAAGGCCATAATGGTCCATCTTTCGGATTCTATGCCGGAACGGCTCAAAATGTTGTACAAACGCAAAGGGTATTCAGAAATGGAAACCCATTATGTAAAGGATCTGTGATATGGCTATTGGAACCGGCGCGGCAATTTTGGGTGGTGCCCTACTTGGGGGTGCTGGGTCTTACTTTGGGGGTAAGGAAGCGTCCAAGGGGACGCAGTCGGCGGCAAACACCGCAGCAGCTGCCGGGCAATACGCAACCGACGCACAGATGGACATGTATCGTCAATCGCGGGCGGACACGGAAGGGCAGCGGCAACTTTTCGGTGAATCACTACCCTACCTGCGCGGGATGGCGTTTGGCCCGAACTATTCATACCAACAACAAGATCCATCCCAACAAGGGTTCACCTCTAACGCATTCGGCAACGCCATGCAATACCCCAGCGGCGGCCCCATGCACAGTTTGATCAGCCCCGTCTATAACGCGGCCAACGGAGCAATGGATAGCGTTGGCCCAGACCGAACGCCCCTTCCTACCGGCTCCGCCATGCCGGGCACCTTGGGTGAAGAAGGGCAATATGTCAACGCGTTGTCGCGTCTCGACCCGTCAAGCGGTATGCCTGGCATCCCCGGTCTGCAAAGTCAGGTAAACATCGATCTTGAAAACGACCCGATTTATAAACTGCAAGCCGAGGAGATGACGAAACAACTCAATCGCCGCTACGGAGCACAAGGGCGGTTTGCATCGTCCGGGGCAGAAGACGCCATGTCGCGCAACCTGCTGCCGTTTATGCAGGACAGTTATTCTCGGAATCTCGATACCATGAATCGCGAAAACCAGAACGCCTTGACAACGTATGGTCTCGGATATCAACAACAGGGTGATATCTACGGCCGCAACAGTTCCCGGCTGATGGACCTGTACAATATGCAGAGCAACATGGGGGATCGCCAATACGGGCGCGTACTCGATATGGCAAAAATCGGCAGCGGCGCGGCCCAAACAGCAGGGCAAAACGCCATGGCAACCGGCCAAGGGGTTGCGTCAACCTACATGAATCAGGGCAACACCCTCGCCAACCTCGCAAACCAGCAAGGGCAAAACAGCGCCAACATGATCGGCGGTATGGCGGGGGCAGGAATGGGGGCGGCGAACAACTACATGCTTTATAACATGGGGCAAGATCAGATAGCAGCCTCTCGGGTCAAGCCGATTTATTAAGGAGTCAGCATGGCAAACTATATGGACCCCATCCTTGCCCAGATTTCTCGGCAGGGTAATATTTTGATGTACGGCGACCAGCAAAGACGGCAGGCCGGGCTTGACCAGGAACGCCAGCAGCAAAATGCCTTTGCTCAGAAATTCCAGCAGATGCAGATGGATGAGTACGAGCGCGCAAACCAGCAGCGGGTGACGAACCAAAACGCCATGGCCACCGCCTTGCAACCTACCGGCCCCTTTGCCGAGGGGTACGCAGGCCCTCAAAAACCCCGCCCGATGGGGATGGAGGATATCGGTCGGCGGTTTATTCAGGGGGGCGGCGATCCGTTCAAGGGGATGGAGTATATTAGCAAAGGGCAAGAGAGGGACCCCTACAAGGGGTTGTCTCAGGACTACGCGACATTCCTGCGCGGGAAGGAGATCCCCAACAGCCCGGAGGCTTACGCGGCATGGCAGCAGAACGTCATGGACCAGAAGAAGGCCGGGGCAACCAAGGTATCACAAACGGTCGACAGTGGTCAGAAGGGGATGGACAAACTTGCCGAGGGGATGGCGACCAACCTTATCAAACGAAGAGACGACGCGGTAGGCGCGGTTCAAGGTCTCGAAAGTTTGAAAATCGCAAGGGGCCTTTTTGACTCAGGGATGATTACAGGCTCAGGCGCTGAATTCCTGACGGACATGGGGAACTTGCTATCAACACGCCTGGGTTTCAAGTTTGCTGAAGACCCGGTAGCAAATACCCAAGCATACGCGGCAACTATGGGGAACCAAGTTGGACAAATCATCAAGCAGTTCGGTTCGGGAACCGGGTTGTCTGATGCTGACCGTGAATATGCGGAAAAAATTGTCGGTGGGAAAATCACACTTTCCGCCCCGGCAATTAAAAAGCTTCTCGACATCAACGAAAGGGCATACAAAAACGTCATTCGGAACTACAACAAAGATGCCAAAAAGGCCATGAGCAGGCCGGGGTCGGATACGTTGCCGTATGACCTCATGATTGACTATGACCTAAACGGGGGGAATAAACCTGCCGCAACCGGCGGCATCCAGTTTCTGGGGTTTGAATAATGCCTATCGCAAAGGTGCAGCTTCCAGACGGAAGAATCGGACGCTTCGAAGTCCCTGAAGGCACGACCCCTGAACAGGTGTTGAAGTTCGCCAAGAGGATGAAAGAACCGGCCAGGGAACCCGAACAAACAGCGACTGACCCCTCCCACTCCCCGGTAGGGCAGTTGGAAAATCCCGCCGATACGTGGAGGGGGTCCGTTTCAAGGGCTGCTAGACCTCTGCTTGAGGGGGGTGGTGCGGCTCTGGGTACGGTGTTTGGTGCCGGTGCCGGTCTTGCCACAGGTCCCGGTGCGCCAGCGGCTTCCCCTGTTCTCGGCGTTGCCGGGGGAGGACTGGGATATGCCATGGGGAAGAGGGGAGCGGATATCCTTGATGAATCTTTAGGGATTAGACGCCCTCAAGGTATGGCCGACACCGCGCTTGAGACGGTCAACGACCTTGCAAATGGGGCTTCTCTTGAAATGGGGGGCCAGCTTCTTGCCCCTGCATTCATGGCAATTAAATCAGGTGGGAAGACGGCGTTTCGTGCCATCACCGAACCGGCGCAAAAAGCCTTCACACAAAAAGGTGCCGAAGCATCTGCCGGGAATATTATCAAAGCCAACACCTCGGCGGGGCCTATTTACGCCAAGAACGCCGCCGAAGCCTCCGCCATCGAAAAGGAAATACCGGGGCTTAAATTTACGATGGGTCAGCAGACCAACGACCCCAATCTAATCAAGCTCGAACGGGCGCAGATGAGACAGCCGGGGTCCGGTGCGGATATGAACGCCGAACAGTTGGCGGCGAACAACGAAGCACTCCGCGCATATTACGGTAAAGCCTTTGGGGGAAAAGAAGGGGTCGACGACCTCATTACCTCATTACAGGGGCAACGATCAGGACTGGGGCAGGCGGAACAGACCATGATGGGAACGGCAAGGGCTGAGGCCGGTAGTCTTCCCGCATCGGACCCGGTGCAGACAGGTCAGAGGATTGTTGACACCCTGAAAATTGGTGAAAAGGCGGCGAAGGCTAGGGCCGGTGAACTCTATGATGAAGTGCCGGGCACCATTGTTCCAGTGGATGACATGCTGGGCGATTTCGCCCGACTTTCAAAGCCTATGTCCAAGTTTGAAGACCCGGCCAATGTTCCCGACATCCTTGAAGTGGTCAGGCGGGCATTTAAACCCCAAAAAGTGGGCGGCGGGCTGGTTGACCAATACGGAAAGGAAATGACCGCCGAAGGACTCCCCCGCAACCTGTCATTGGATGACCTCCAAGGACTCAGATCGGAGTTAATGGAGGAGTCAAGCCGGATAATGTCTTCACAGACACCAAACCGGAGGATGGCGTCCCGCTATGACCAGGCGGCTAAGGCTGTTGACAAGGTGATTAGTGCGGCAGAAGACACCGAGGCCACCGGCGCACTCAGAGAAGCTAACCGCTTTTTCAGGGAAGATTATGCCGGAGTGTTCCGCAAGGGGACGGTGGGCCAACTGCTCAGGCCGGGAGCGAACAGGGAGGCGACACGGACGCCTCTTGCACAAATACCATCAAAGGTCTGGAACGCTCGCAACCTGTCAGCCGCTGACGATCTTTTAAAGGCGGCACCGAACGATGCACCCGACATCATGCGGGACCATGCCGCCTATGACCTTCTCGAAAAAGCAGTGGACGCAGAGGGGAATATCGTCACAAGCAAGATGAATCAGTGGTTTGCCAGAAACAGGCCGCTGCTCAAGCGATTTGGACTTGAGGATGATTTCAAAGGCGTTGCCAATGCGCAACAAGCCGCCGACGCTGCAAAAAAAGCCTCTGTAGAGTTCGAAAAATCCGTAGCCGGGAGAATCCTTGGGTCCGACCCCGAAAGGGCCGTAGCCGCTGCGTTCTCGGGCAGAAACGCAGGACAGGAAGCGGCAAAGCTCATGCGCATGGTCGAAAAGGACCCGGCAGGGAAGAAGGGACTGCAAAAAGCCTTTGCGGATCACCTCATGGGAACCATCGAGACCACGGCCAAGGACGTTGTCGGAAGCCCGATCATTTCCAATGCCGCCTTTCAGAAAACCATGGCGAAATACGCCCCCGTCATGAGGGTTCTCTATAAAGGGGAACCGGAGAAAATAAAGACGCTCAACACCATGCGCCGGGCCTATGAGATATCCACCCGCAACACCAGAAGCCCTATAGGGGGCGGAAGTGATACGGCGGAGAACATCCTGACCCAGATAGGGAAAATTCAGTATCTCTCCCGCACCGCCACCGTTGCCAAGGGACTGATGAATATCTTGTCAAGGTATGGAGACGACAAAATCAACGCCATGGTGAACCGGGCATTGTTCGATCCCGACTATGCACAAACCCTCATTCGTGCCGCTGGCGGGAAAATACCGGAGAAGGAACTTGCCGCCGTTCTCGATGGGAAAATAATCCGACTGGACGATTATCGGAAAACAACGGAAGCCGCCCGCGCCGCTGGCATGGGCGGTGCGACAATGGGAGCATTAAATGGGGACGCTGATTAGCTATTCAATTTATCGGGCCTTCGGGCCTACTGGACTTGTCTTGATGGCTACGGGGTGCTTGACCGTAGCCGTTTTTTATCGACTCGCCACCGGAGAGTGGCCCCACACGTAAAGGAGAATCAACCATGGCCGCACCCAGACCTCCCAGAAAGACGACCAAGCCCAAAGGACCCAAAGGCGGAACAGGCGGGAAGATGATGCCCTGTCACGGCGGCAAGAAAAAGTAGGGGGGACGAATGCCCGCAACGGTGCCGGACCTCGTATACATCGGCCTATCTGCCCTCGTCGCCCTCCTGTTGTCCGTGGGTCTACCCGTCCTTGCATGGCTTATAAGAACGGGGTTTAGGGCTCTTCTCGACAAAATGGGGAATATGGCAAAGAGTCTAGATGAACTTAGCACGGAGCTTCGACAGGAGAGAGAGGACCGAATTGAACACTATGGGAGACTAAGGGCTGATTTGGAATCCCACAAGGCCACATGTAAGGAAAGGCATAGGATAGCCGTTGGGGGTCGCACATGATCCGGTTGACGCTCACACGCGAACCCTCGACCGAAGAAGGCACGTTCGGCGTTCTCGAAGGCGAGGCGCTGGAAATGCAAACCGTCGAGCTGCCCTGGAAGGATAACGCTCGCAATATTTCCTGCATCCCGGTTGGGGTATATCTCTGTACCCCGCATGTCTCCCCGACGCACGGAAGGTGCTTCTGGTTGCAGGATGTGACCGCCAGGAGCGAGATATTGATCCATGCGGGCAACTGGGCCGGGGATACGGGCAAGGGTTGGAAAAGTGACTTGCTCGGCTGCATTGCCATTGGGTTCGGCAGTTTGCGGGGTGACGGCCAGGATATGATTTTGAACAGCCAGAAAGCCCTTGCCAAATTGATCGAGTACACCGAATATAAGGCGTTTGTTTTGGATATCAGGGAGGTATGAATGGGATTTTGGGACGGTATTACATCCGGCGCGGTTTCCGGGCTGCTGGGCGGGGCGGGTGAATTTGCCAAGGACATCCGCACGGCGCTGACCGGCGAGGAATCGATTACGGCAGAGCAAAGGACGCGGTTGCTCGAACAGTCCGCAGCTCTTGAAGCCGCTGTCTTGCAGGCCGACTTGACGGTGATCCAGGGTCAGCTTGACATCAACAAAATCGAAGCTGCTGACCCCTCGCTGTTCAAAAGTGGCTGGCGTCCTTCGGTCGGGTGGGTGTGCGTCTTTGGTCTTGGCTACACTTTTTTGCTGCGCCCACTGCTGCCGTGGGTTGCCGCTGTCCTTGGTTGGCAAGTGCCGCCGTTGCCCGCTATCGACATGGGTGAATTGACAGTGTTGCTCGGCGGTCTGCTCGGTCTTGGCGGATTTCGCAGCTTTGAAAGGATCAGGGGCAAGGCATGAAAAAATGGTACGCCATTCACAACGGCAAGCGCATCGGTTATCTGCTCGGAATCGCCATTGGTTTCGATCAATTTCTGCACAGTTTTGTCCCAAGGGCTGACATCGACCGCACCATCAGCCACCGGCTGGGCGTCAAGAAATTGAAGAAAGCCATCCGGCGCGGGTTGGTCAGCGAGGTCTGGATGAAACGCATCGACCGCCCGCTGCCGCCCTACATTAAAAACCAGTTGTACCCGATCCGGCTGCACGGTCTGCCGGGGTTGATCGACAGGGCGCTGGATAAAATCGACAAGGGCCACACGGTTGACGCCGTGGGGCAATAGGAGCATACGATGGGATTTGGACTCGGATTTAAACTAGGACTCGGCAGGGGCGGGGCCGTGCGCCGTTTTGTCACGGACATATTCAATTTACTTCAAAACTCTCCCACCTACACCGGCCCTGCTCTGACAGTCACAGATCATGAAGGTACTCTTGTCACCTCTCCAGCTAATACAGCGGGGTTTGAAGGGGGCAGGCTGGCAACGACCGTGGCAGAAGGGGCGATGCTAGGGCCGGAGTTAGTAACTGGTGGCGATATGTCGTCTGCGACTGGCTGGACACTTAACGCAGGATGGACAATTTCTGGTGGTGTGCTTAATGTTGCAGCTACATCATGGAGTAACACTATTAAAAGTGTAGCCATCGTTGTAGGTAAAAAATACCAATTCTTATGTGATGTGACTAGGGTTAGCGGTGAACTACAGGTTTATCTAGGGAACTCTACATCAACTTCAATAACCTCATCGGGGGCTAAAAATTTACTGCTTCCATTTACTGAAGGATCTTCTTATTTTTATCTTGGTTCTGCAGACTTCACAGGCTCCCTCGACAACGTCTCAGTCCGCGAAGTCATCCCCGTCTGGTACGACACCGACACAGACGGCAATCCCATTCAACCCTTCGTCTCGCTGTCCACCAAAGCAGGCACAAGGAAGTGGTACACAGAGCCTTTCGATGGGCCGTTCGGGTATTCCAACTGGCCTGCTAGGACGAATCTCTTTCTCAACTCCAACGCTCCGGTTACGCAAAACATCACCACGACAGCGCAGGCGTATACCATCAGCGTTCTCGGTACAGGGGATGTTGCTGTGTCTGGAACAGCAACGGGAACAGCAACAGCAGGCTCACCACTGACCGTTACGGCTACCGCAGGGACACTCACTTGCACCGTCACAGGAACGCTCTCAAGGGTTCAGGTAGAGGCGGGAGCATTTGCAAGCCCTTGGATTGAGACTGAGGGAACCACAGTCACCCGTCAGGCGACGGAGTTAGATGAGCCCCTTGAAGAAGTAGGAACGCAGCTACAACTTGTAGTAATTCCCGCAGCAACGGATACAGCCGGAACGCTGCTTGATGATGGCACGAACAAGCTGTCTTATGACGGAGCCAACCTGATATTCACGGATGGTACGACAACCCTTAGTGCAGCCGCAACTCTCACCGCAGGGGAGACATACACGATAGGCGTCAAGGGCTTGGCCGGAGACTGGGCACTATCGCTGGACACTGTTGACATTGATACGGACGCAACAGGCAGTGTAGTTGCTTGGACACCGGCGAGTGTCAAGCTAGGGCGCGACGCAGCAGACTCGGATCATTTTGCTGGATGGTTTCCGAATATTGGTGGGTTTGAGGGTACTGACGCAACGTGGTACAAAACCACACTGGGCTAAAAATATGGAGGGGGAATGCACAAACAAGGACCGGATTGCCCGGAGTGTACGCCAACACCTTGTCACTGTGGGGGGAATGTGCATTATGAAGGTGCAGACAGCGAATGCGACAGATGCGGGAGATGTGAACATATGGTAACGGTTATTTTGCAATTCAAGCCCCCTTACGACACCGACCACGAAACAGGGTTGGCGCTGCTGGCACAGACGGCGCTTGACCTCTTCGGGACGGGAGGTAATCCCACCGCTGCGCAGGTTGAGGAATTTCTCGGGTGGGTTAACACCCCCGTCTCAAACGGCTACGTCCGCGTGCTCATCGACGACTACGCAGCGAACGCGCTAGAGGCTATGGGTGATAACTCAGTGGGAACCCTTATCCGCGTTGAGAGAATGGGGCAGGATAAGGTAGCAGTTGAAAAGCCTATCCTAGATGACGAGGGGAACGATACTGGGGAGACAGAGACGGTCTACGAAACCCAGCTGTTCCAAGTCGGCACCGAAGACGTGACGGACGAGCAGGGCAACATAATTGATCAGCGGCCCGTTTACTTGGGGAGGATGGCGTGAAGACAATCAAGGCAATCAAGGTCCGAATCATCTACAACTCGAAACTGCTGTGGTTCTTCCCGCGCAGAATTGACGGCGTGACCCTGGGGCGCACGATCCATTTCCGGGGCGAGAACGTGGACCGGAACCTGATCAATCACGAACTGATCCACGTCTGCCAGTTTGAGGACAGAGGGCAGGAACTTGGCGGCTCACGTCTGTCCGCCATTATGTCGTTTCTGGGACACTACCTGTTCCCGCTCAACCAGAAATACCGGGACAAACCGGAAGAGCGCGAAGCCTACCGCCATGAGCACAACCCCGACTATATTGTGACGCGGTGGCCGGGGTATGTGCTGCTAATCAAAGACTCTCCGGGCGGCGACACCCGAAGCGTCGGCTGGTATTTGAATGCAGTGCGGCGTTAACCTTCCTCTTTCATCTCCGTTATGCGGGAGCGGATAGACGTAATGATGTCATTACATAGGGCATCATGCAACAGGTCGGAATAGTCGTCATGATTGTTTATTCCGATCTTTTTGCTTTTGACCGATTCGATTATTCCCTGGAGTTCCTCGATACGGAGACGGTCGGCGGCTCCGGTAGTGGGGAGTGAAAGGGCATGATGGGCGATGATATAGGTTCCTTCTAAGCGACTTAATACCTGATCAATGTCGGCATAGAAAACCTCGACGCCGTTGCTTTCATCCTTAATCTGTTGTAGCGAGTTAGTAAGTTCCTCCATCCTCGCCAGAGCATCATCCTTTTCTTTTCCAAAGTTACCAGCAATGTCGGCCCAATGCGACGCCCGTTCTTCAGCCTCCCCCCTCTTCCTCTCACTCTCGGCGAGTTCAGTGCGGAGATATTCAATTTCACAACCCACACAATCGGAATATCCCTTAACGGGGGTTTTTGCGTGTTTTTTACAAGCCATATCCATTTTCCTCCTGTTGGTCAAACAACCCCGGCAGTAACCCGCGCCATATCCGAAGCTGCGTCTACCGGCACCCTATGCCAGAATGCCAGCGCCAGACGGGGCCACTTGTGCGGCTCGATGTGGTTGGTCGCCAGCCACCGAATCAAGGCTCTGCGCTCACCGTCCCGTATATGCCGCGTGACCGACATAGCCCGGTCAAGCAGATGCGCAGGGTCTCCGCTGCCGCCACCGTAGCCGATAGCCCCATACCCGATGCAGCTTTTACCTCCCAGTGTGGACATTTTCTCCAGTGTCAGCGCGGCACACAGAATTTCCTGCATCATCACCCGGTGCCGCCGAATTACTTCCTCCATTTCTGCAATATTCATGGTGCCCCCTATATCACAGTTGGTTCAAGTTTTCCTTTATTTCCGCAAGTTTCTGTTCGAGCCGGGCGCGCTTTTTCGCCATCCGTCTTTCCGCCCTGACTGCTTTTCTGTGTTCGCGCTGCTCCTGCTGCCGCAAGGGCTTCAACTCGGCCCGCTTGGTGTCCAAACACTCCCGGCACAGCACCCCGTCGATCCTGGCCAACCGCATTTGGCCCTTTGACACCGCAACTTTACCACACGCGCACAGTCCCGGCATCACCGCTTTTGATTTGCGGATGCGCGGCGGGCGGACTTTTTTGACCGGTGGCGCGTAGCCGCTTGTCTCCAGTCCGATCTTGCAGCGGGTATTGTGGCATCCGCCGCCCTGTTGTTGCCGCTCGATGCACTTTGCCTTGGTGGTGTTCGGCCCTGTCCCCATATTCGGGCATGTGTGGTCAAACTTTCCGATCGTCCCGAACCGGTCGGTGCCGGTGGCTATGTATCCGTTTAGATATGATTCCCTCGCTGTTTTCGACATGGACCCCCCTGTGTTGGCTCAATGGAAATGAAATTTCAGAATGGGATAAGATCCTCGTCCTCGTTTATTCCCGGCACGCGGTTCTGACCGCCAGATTCCCCCTGTGAGCCGCTATCGGCGGCTTGCCCCTGCTCTGCCCTTGATCCGAGCAACTGCATCTGATCAGCGACGATTTCGGAAATATAGCGCTTCTTCCCGTCGCGGTCGTCATAACTTCGGGTCTGGAGCTTCCCGGAGATAAAAACCTGTTTCCCTTTCTGCAAATATTTGCCGCAGATTTCTGCGAGTTGCCGCCACGCGACGATGTTGATAAACTCAACATTCTCATGTTTGTCGCCGTTTTTGTCGGTGAAGCGCTCATTGCAGGCAATCGAAAAATTGCAGACGCAGACCCCAGACGGGGTATACTTTGTTTCAGGATCGCGGCAAAGATTCCCTATCCCATACCATTTGTTAACGCTCACTGTTACCTCCTTGTTAATTATCGGACACGTTTGGCGGCCAGCCACAGCACCATGCAAATAATCCAGCGGCCATACTTGCGGGTTTTGTACTGAGCGCGTTTCCCATTGATGCCCACCGCGCACGGAATCTTTTCCGAAACAAAAATAAATATTCAAACCGGCGAATAGGTTTTAACTCCCACAGCACCGGACCTGCGGCCGGTGTGCTTTTTGTTATGCAAAATCAATACTCCCCAATCAACCACTGATATTCGTCTCTTTTTGGTTGGGGCTGTTTCCCAATCCACAAAAGGGCGTCTTCTTTTTTATCAAAATATTCCATAGTCGCCTCTCCCCCGTCTTTCCATTTTTTGACTGCGACAAATCGCATAACAAATCGCTCCAGCGGACGGAATTACAGCAGTGCTGCGTAGGCCGCTTTCTACGCCGCCGCTGACCTCAGGCGTTGGGCGGCTAGTAAGCCTCGAACTCTATCACTTTCATGGTAATGCAGGTCAGCTCCCCGCAGCCGCCACAGGTGTAGACAAAACGCCCTACCCCGCTTTTAAGATCGATTTCCTCAGCGAAGTCGTAGTCCAGATCGTCGTTTTTACAGTGTGCGCACTTCCATTCCATTTTTCACCTCACAATATTCCCATAGGGTAAAAGTCTTGTGGTACTGCATGAAGGGATTGAACCTCCGTCGGTCGCTTATAAGGCAACTGCTCTACCATTGAGCTAATGCAGCGTTACCAGTACCAGCCCACAACCACCGCCCCAACCGCGCAGGCCAGGGTTATTGCAAGACAGTGTTTTTTGGGTATCATGACGTCCCTCCTTTTTTGACCGCAGACGGGGAGAAATCCGCACCCCCGCATCCTTGGCCGGTGATCGGTTTGTTGTGGAGTCTGCACCACCTGACGAGCTTTTTAAACGTGAAATGTTGGCACGCACCGAATGGGCAGGTCATCAGCTTTCCTCTTTTTGCTTCATTATTTTTTCAAGTAAATTTTCCTCATGGCCATACTTCGCCCTAAAACTCTTCCGCGCTCCGTGGATGGAAAAGGTGCCGGTGTGGTGGCTGTGGCACAATGGCAGTGTTCTGAAATGGTCGCGGGTCTTGTTGCCAATATGCAAAATGTGGTGTGCCTCAACCGGCCGCGCTCCGCAGACACAACACCCGAGAGTGTGGATCCACGTCAGGTGCTCCTGCTCGGACTTGGTGGGCTTCTTGCGGCTCATCCCTCCCTCTCGGCATAGACGGCCAGCAGTTTTTTGATCTCTTCAATATCCATAGTCCGGGCGAGACAAAAGTAACTTGCTACCTCGTCAATAGCATTCAGAAAATTTCCGCCCTGGTACTCGCGGGCAGGCTCTCCAACATAAACTATAATTGTTAAGGATTCGCTTTTTTCGCACATCCTCTTCCTCCTGTCCCGCTATCTAGTTAAAACCAACTTGCACCCGGCCAAGTCGTCAACACCATCGGTAAGATCAACATCTTTGCGGCACCTGGCACACATCCCCTTGAGCGGGGATTTATCGGTTGCCGAAACATAAATTTTATCGCATCCGCATTCACACTCGATGTATTTGCGATTTTCACTCATCCTTTCCCTCCTGTTCCGCCATGAATGGGGCTGTTAAAGAATTAGGCGTCTCCATATTTCTCGGTTATCCACCGGCCAAAGGCTCCGCGCCGGGTGTCCCATCCATTGCAACCGCAGCATATCCACTTGGCAGGGGTGCTTCGAAAGATCGTCCTCCAAAATAGCTCTTTCATTTCATGCCTCCATTGTCGCGATTCGGGATAACCCCGCCATACTGATCTATGGTCCCGCCCTTCGCTGTTTTCTTGGGTCCATCCAGAAGATTGTATCTATCATCCTCGCTCCATCCGCAAGGACACCCCCATGGGCCGGAAACAACCCCAACTCCAACGTGAACCTCGTCCCTGTAACACTCGTGACCGCAGTTCTTGCACTCCATTTTATCCTCCTTTTTTATTTTAGTGACAGGTATACCCCTTTCCTCCCTGATGTAGTCTCGGAAGTAATCGGGTCCCCGGCTTTACAGCCCGCACCATAAACGGTGCGTTCCTCCTGGGAGACTTAGCCCTCTCCCCCACCCTTACGGGCGTCTGATGAGGCAACCCCTTTCGGGGCATCAGGTCGCTGGTCCTATGGGACACGGTTGCCAGCACTTTTGTTTTTGCATCGACTGGGCCGCGATGCTCGGCGGAAACGGAAGTCGCGATCTTCCCGGGCAATGATGTTTTTCCGCGCCCCACTGCCAGAGCATAAGCGTTGGGGCATAAAAAAACGCCCCCAAGGCTTGCATTTGCGCTGACAAATAGCTGCACCGTTTGGGGGCGTTCGGCCTTGGATGGCCTAAGCGTATGGTTTGTGGTGGGACGAACAACAATGCAACTATTTGTCAGCACCACGATTTTCCCATTTTCGCTGACAAAATTCAACATTATTCTTCCTCAACTCCGGGAATTGGCAAATACAAACTGAGGTTGTTTACACAATAAAAGTCGATTTTTTCCATGTACTCGCTCATTTCCTTGGTGTTGAGCTTTGCTGTGCTGAGCCTGCACCGCTGCACCTCCCCGCCAATCTCAACGGTCACGGTCGGCAAGAACTTGCCCTTTAGCCATTCGTGGAGAGCATCGGCGCCGTAAGCCTGTCCGGTGGAATCGAGAACGTGGAGCCGGATAACGTCAATCCAGCGCCAGTAAAGTGCATTCGCCTGATTGCTCCGCTTGCTCTTCGCCGGTCGAATCACAATCTCGTGTCCCAGCGGCAGGGACCGGACCACGGACAGCGCCCGATCCCTTACCGCATCCGATATTAGGGTTAGCTTGAGGTTCACTTCAACCTGCCCTTGAGTTCATCCTTCTTTGCGATCATGGCATCAAGTTCGCCCTTGGAATAACAAGCCTGGGCCATCGGCGACCGGGATTTGAAAATGTCACCGAGTTCCTTCAGGCTGAACGCCCCCTCCATTTCCGCCAGCACGTTTTCAAGCGGGATTTTGACTGGTGTGGCCGGTGCTTCGGTGACGGGTTTGCGCGGCTGTTGATCATGGTGCCCGGTGTCGGCATCCTTGTTGTCGTCGATGCAAAACAGACCATTCAAGGCATATTTACGGGCGTAGGATGATGCGGCGCCGGTTATCTGGCTCTCGTCCATCCCCTTCTTGTTTTCGGCTTCGCGGGCGAAGGCCGTTGTTTCCGTGACGACGCCCGCCTTTTCGGTGAGTCGTGCCGTGGCCTTGACGTAGACTCTCCCGCCTACCTCCACTATTTCATCAGAGATAGTCAAAACAGAATCATACGTTTTTAACAAGGGCTTGACCGCCTCAAGAATATCCTCGCAGGATCGGTAGTTATACCCCCCGAACTTATTAGTCTGATTTTTGGGTGCTCTCAACTCCGATTGAATGGATTGCAGCGCGTTCATAATTCCCCCCCGAAGGTCATGCGGTTATAGACTTCCCTCGTTGCGGTAACGTCAGATTCACAGTAAGAGAAAATTTCTTCATACCGCCCATCTTGGGCCGCGTCCCACACCTTCGACCCGTCAATGTCGCCTTCCTTGACCGATATACCGAGAGCCGCGCACAGGTTCTTGAGACTGATCCGGTTTCCCCACCCTGCCCACGAAAGCATGGTGTCAAAAACATAGTCGCCGCAGTAGCGGCTTTCCGTCCGCAGCGGGAATGAAGGTTTCGCCCCGTTGATAACAGAGCGCTGGAACAAAAACCGCAGGTCAAAGTCCTTGACGTTGTGGCCGACAATGCGATCCACCCTGTACCCTGACATCGCGGAATAAAAATCATGCAACAGCGTTGATTCACAACCGGTGATGGCTCTTCCGATGTGACATGGCGTGCCGTCATTGACAGCAAAGCCGATGCAGAGAATTTCCCCCTGCGCACCGTCAAATGATGTTTTGCGAAAAGCTTCTTCCGCAGCTGCGTCGGCGTTGTTTTGCATCCATGCAGCGATGGTTTCCGGCTTGCTCATATTGCCGGGGGGTTTCACGTTCGCGCGGAATTCCTCGATGGCACCGGGGCGCTGTGTCGGGATGGTTTCCAGATCTAAAAAAAGTGTGTTCATGATTCATCTCCTTCTGGCGTGATCGCAGCTTCGGCCACCGCCAGTTCCCGGCGCAGCCGCTCGACAACTTTGACCCGCTCGGTTTCGATTTGCTTTTCGATCTTTTTGAAACAGCTTTCGTAGCTCGGCTCAGAATGCAGACCGAACCTGTCAACCGTCACATTAAAAAAAGCATAATGCCCGATTGTCCCATCATCATTCAAATAATCGGACTCGGATACCCCCACCGAACAAACGCCGGTGCGGCTCAGTTGCCGCGCTTTTGCCATTGCTTCTTCTCTGGTCATTGTCTCCTCCGTTGTCCCTGTGTTTATTATTTTATGGGCATAATCAGCCCATCCCCACCATCAAACATAATGCGGGCCGTATTTGTTGGCCCAAAAACACCAACCTTCACGTTCGGCAGTGTCAATAACTTTGCGAGCAACCTATCGGAAAAATAAACGCCGCCGATTTGTACCGGGTTGATTCCCCCTGATTTACCACTGCCGCCACAGGATAAACACTCCTGCTCGTCATACGTGTTATATGGGGTGCTCGGGCGGACCTCCCCATCCCCCCCGCACTCTGCACATTCCTCGTCGGCAGGCGGGGGGAATTCCGGTATTCCCAACCATGCGGCGGGTTCTTTCCCAAACACGGACCCGATATTCTGTCCCATTATCGGCGGGGCTTTTTCATTTTCGGCAATGTCCGACCGGCGCGGGACACGGATAAGGGCATACCCATTGGTTGCAAAAGAGTAGTCCCCTTCTGACCATGGTGCAGATATCGCTTTCATCTCGCCGCAAAACTGCTGTAAATCAATCATTGTTTTCCTCCCTTTAACTCCCGTTGTTGCGGACGCTGTGCGCCGCAAAACTTTTTTTTAGACATTAATAGCAATCTTGTGTTGCCTGGCAAACCGCTCTACCCCCATACGCGCCAGGGGCCGGAGTTGGTCAAGGGTTTTCCCGGCCGTTTCCCAATTTGAGATAGTTTGCAGGGATACCCCGACCTCCTGCGCCATGGTCTGCTGATTGAGACCGGCCTGTTTCCTGATTTCTTCGATTTTCATGGTTTGTCTCCTTTGTGTTTGTTTTGGAAAAATTACCACGGCAAAGCGGATTCTGCAAGTAGTTTTTCTATATTTATTTTTAAAAAAGGTTATTGACACTTGAAGGTGCGGCTGGTAGTCTTTTGGAAAATCAACCACTCAAGGAGGGGTCAGATGATTGTCAAATGTTGCTATTGCGATACCGTTGTCGGAGAGAAAGAGCCGCTGGAAAACAGGGAAGTCACAAGCACCGCGTGCCCTCCCTGTTATGCTGTCGAGATGGCAAAAATCGAACGGAGGGATTATGCGCGAAAAGGAGCAGAGCGATGAAAAGGAAGCGTTTTGGATCGGATGTCCTGGGCACTGCACTGGCGGTTGTCATTGTCATGTTGATGACCGCCGCAATTGTGGGTATGAGCGTACAGGGGGTCCTGACCGAGATGGACAACCGGCACGCTGAAACCCAGCGGTGGTATCATGATTGAAACCCGCATCGCCGGAATACCCTGTTTGATCCGGGTTGACTCCTGCCGGTATTTCAAGCCGTTGCCAGCCCTTACGGCACCGAGCACTGAGGATTGCCAGGGCGGGGCGGAAGTCGAGTTTACCGTGTGCGACCGGCGCGGCCGCCCTGCGCCGTGGTTGGAAGACAAGATGGTGGACCGGGAGAGGGAGAAAATCGAGGGGGATATTGTCGGGGAAATTCGAGGGGGATAACAGTAAAAGATAACTGGTGGCGGATGACGGGCCGCGCCCTTAGCACTGATGGTAAACCCGTCCAGTTGAGCGCCTGGTTAGGCGCGGGAAGGATCGAAAATGCAGGCACCAGAGGGAAATATCAGATTCTTTGATGAGGAAATCACCAAAGAGAGAAGCCTCGTAGAGGGGTTGATGCCAATACCGGCAAACGAGCTTGAAGAGACCGTGAACATGAACAGGGACAGGCGCAAGAATTGGATGAGGAATAAGCCCTGTCTCTGCGGTAGCGCAAAGAAGTTTAAAAAGTGCTGCTGGCCAAAATATGCAGGCGCCTAACGATTGAAGTAAGCGGCGGAGTAGGAAGCTCCGCTAGGAGCGCGGACGGTGAAACCGTCCGCTTGACTGAATGGTTCAAACGGCGGACTTTCGAGGGAGGTAGACATGATCTGGACCAAAGAGAAACCCACTATTCCCGGCTATTACTGGCTGAAGATGACTGATACACCCTTTTCTCAACAGGCCCCGAGGGTGGTGCTGGTCGGGCCGCACCCGGAGGAGGCGGAAGATGAGCTGTGGTCGCTTGAAGGCCCCGACTATGACGATGGTTTTCTTGTGGCCGACATGGCAGAGAATTTCGACTGGTCGTCGGACCCGATCAGCCTGCCCGTTGTCGCTGGCTCATGTGGCTGCGCGAACGTGTCCGGCGGGGTTCAGGCGTGTTCGGCCTGTGCGAGGTGAGCCTATGTCGTGCTTGCCGCCGAAAAACCCGCCCGTGTCGTGGTACCAAGACAGCATTGCCGACCTTAAAAAGCGGCTACTAGAGGAAAGGCGGAAAAGGATGATGATGATTGTGCTGCTGTTTTTTGCTTTTTTTCTTGTAGACACATTCGTTTACCTTCGGGGTCACAATACCTTTTTCTGGGTGTACAAGACGCCGAACGAACTGGAGGCCCAGCGCAAGATTCTTGGCCTAGACGAGCCAGGAACGAGCCAGCGCCATTAGCCGGCCAGTGGTGGGCGGTGGCAGGGAGTACGCCGCCCCACCCACCACGGAGCCGTTTGAACGTTTGAATTCACAGGCGACGGGCGGCTCTATCGCCCGGCGTCCGGTGCAATGACGGGTTCGACAACACCGCAACCACGGAGAAAAACAATGACGCACATAGACGACTGGCTAGATGACCCGACAACCGGCCCCGACGACGTGAAGGAATGGCTTGAGCATTTCCGCAGGCCAGCGATTGAAAACGACCACGCTTGGCTGCGTGCACGGCAACTGTTTTGCACCTACAAGGATGGCAAGCGTTACCGCTGCATTGGTTGCTCGCGCATGGGCGACGTGTGGCTGACAGAGCATTTCGAGCGCGAGAACGGCTACGACCTGCGGATTGACATTGCGGACTGCACCGACTGGGAAGTGGTGTCGAACGCTGTAGCGTGACCAGCGGCGGCTTTTTGCCGACTGGTCCACAGCGTTGGTTAGGGCGGATTTTCGATGCCATTCATGACAAAAGAACAGATTAATTGGGCGTGTGACACCATCGGGGATTTGCTCCGAGAGTGGAAGCGCCTGCATGTTGAAAACGAATCCCTGAAAAGGGAAATACAGCAGATGAAGGAGAATCAAATGTCGTACTCAGTTAACACACCCTGCGGAACCTGCAACAAAAAGAAGGCTTGTACCGATGGCGTGGTAGTCACTGGAGCAGTTCAGGGCATTATCCACCAGATGCCGTACGGTGTCGGGCACCTCGGAAGTGGTAGCGTCACTCTGGCGTGTCAGAACTTTGAGACAATTCCTGAAGAGGCGAAGTAGCAACCGGGGCGGCAGGGCTTCGGTCTTGTCGCCCTAACGGTTGAAGTAACCGGCGGCGTTGTGCCGCCACTACGAAGCACTAGCGTGGACCCGTCCGGTTCACTGATTGGTTCGTTTGCACCAACCCCCACGAGTTCGCGCTTTCACAAACGAGGTCTAACATGCTGACAGTTTCATGGTTCTCTGCTGGCGTCTCTTCGGCGGTAGCTACAAAACTGATGATCGACGATATTGACCGAATCATTTACACACACATTGACGACCAGCACCCCGACACCCTGCGATTTATCGCTGAGTGTGAGAACTGGTTTGGCAAACCTGTTGAAATCCTACAATCGGTTTATCACAGCGTCGAAGAGGCCTGTTTTGCCGCAGGGGGTCGCGGGTATGTCAACGGCCCAGGTGGTGCAGCCTGCACAAAATGGCTAAAACGCCGGGTCAGAATGGAGTGGGAAAAAGCGCATACCGAGCCGCTGCGCTATGTTTGGGGGATGGATTATGGTGAGCTTGCCCGGTGCGAACGGCTTCACGAAACCATGCCTAATCAGGAGCACGTCTTCCCATTGGTAGATCGTCGCTGGTCTAAAGAAATGGCGCACCAAACGCTTTCTGCCAGCGGGATAAACCGCCCGGCAATGTACGAACTCGGATACAGTAATAACAACTGCGTTGGCTGCGTTAAGGGTGGAAAGGGCTACTGGAATCACATTCGCCACGATTTCCCGGATGTCTTTGCCGCTAGGGCAAAAATGGAAAGGGCTATCCAGGCGACGTGTATCAAGGGCGTGTACTTGGACGAACTTGACCCCGAAGCCGGACGGCACGAAGCGCCAATCCTGGATGACTGCGGGATATTGTGCGAACTACTGGCGATTTGAGATTTTCAGCGCGGCCCTTTTGTGGGCTTGGTGCAAACGAACAAAAAGCACACCGGCCGCAGGTCCGGTGCTGCGGGAGTTGTCAAGAAATCCTTTACAACTGGAAGAGAGGGAATTGTGAAATGATGCGCGCCTGCTTTGCAGATAATGCCGACCTGCCGCTGATATGCAACCACGACAGCGGCGAAATATGGAATTGCACCCCCGCAACCGAAGGCATTGCAAAACATGAATGCCCGTACTGGCAGCCGCAGCGGGTGATTGATCTGGTCAGGACCATTCTCGGTTCCGGAGAGACAATTACCATCCACGGTGAACCCGCCAGCAAGGCCAACAGTCGGAAAATTGTCAGAATAGGGGGTAAG